TCATGAATAAGTTCAGGAAGCATGGCTTCGTCCGGCCCTGACCGAGCGGGCCTCGCAGTATCTCATGGGGCCCGGCAGCTTGTTGGATGCGCGCTCCTACGTCTTCAGGGTCAAGACCCTTCTCCGCGCCGGGGATGCGCTCTTCCCGAAGCAGCGTGCGCATCCGCTCCGGACTCACGTCCAGATACGCGGCTGACTCACGCAGGTTCAGGAAGGTCTCACCATTAATGCTAGCAGTCATCGTTACCTCCTTTAGGTGTCCAGCCTCTACCCGTACCTGCTCGGATTAGCAGGGTAACGTGGACGGTAGTGGGTGGACAGATGACGGACATCAGACACAACATACAACACCAACCTTAACGGATTCTGAGAATTTGGTGAACGTTTGATGAGAGTTCTTTCAAGGGTGGACTCCAGTTTAGGGCTGTCGTGGGCGTGCCAGGCCGGCTGACGGGCGTGGGCCACGCAGGTAGTTGCGGGCGTGCTCCAGTACGGTGTCAGGGTTGATGTAGATGCGGCAGGGGCCACCAGGGACGACTGGCACACGCTCATAGTCTAGACGCCACTTACTGATGATGAGGTGGCGAGCGTACTCAGTGCTAACACCAGTCATGTTAGCAACCTTGGCGGCGGCTATACGCAGCAGAGTGTAGCCTGGTGTAGGCTTGTGGGTGAGTGGGCGGAATGGTCGAGCGGCAGGTGGGTTAGGCAGTGGGAGCTGGGTCATCGAGGGCCTCCAGTTCGGTAAGTTGGTCGATCTCTGCTTGGAACGCGGCGATAGCCTTGGTGCGGCGCTCTTCAAGGTCGTGGTAGAGACGGGCGGCGGTAAGGCGCTGGATGGTTCGGTAACCGTACTCTTCTGCGGCAGTGGCGGTGCGATGTGGCTTGGCGAGTGGTTTGATTTGCTTACCATCCCGCACCCAGCAGAAGTAGATCTTGCTACCATCCGGCTGATCCAGTCGCTGTGCTTTGATACCATCATACTTAGACATAGTGGTCTCCTAGAAGCCGGGGCGGTCGTGGTCAGGCCAGTTAGCCCAGAACTCGATCTGGTCCTGCTCGCTGGGTTGAGTGGTAGTGGGTGGGGTGGAGCGTGGGCGCTCGACCCAGAGAGTGATGATGACTAGGACTGCCAGTGCGAAGGCGCCACAGATATCAGGACCGGACATAGTCCACCTCATCTTCGTCTAAGGTGCGGAGTGCTTCGTCACACTCAGCAGCGTCTTGTTCGGTGTGGTCATCAGCAGGGCGTCCACAGACTTTGCAGATGATCTCATCTGGACCGTTGGCGTAGGTGAAGGGTTCGGTAACGTGGATGGTGTTAGACTTCATCGGAGTACCCTTTCTGCTTCAACCACTCAGCGAGCTTCTGAGCATCAGCGAGTCGGCGCTGGCGCCGGATGGCGACACGCTTGGCCTCCATCAGATCTAGTTTGAGTGTGACCGCTTGGAGTCGGTCTTGCATACGCTGGAGTTTAGCGTCTTGCTGTGCGTTGGTGGCGCGTGCTTGGCGGCGTGCTTGGCGGTTGGGGTTAGTGGTCATCGGGGGTCCTCATCGGTGGTGAGTTGAGACTCGAAGGCGGCGATCAGGTTGATGATGCGCAGGCGGAGCGTGGACGGGGTGGATGGGGCGACCTTGAGTGCCCACTCGAGGCGTGAGAGACAGAGCCGGAGTGAGCGTTGCCAGTCCTCAGGTGAGCCTGTGTTGGTTGCCAACCACCATGCCGCTGCTTTGAGATAGTCGTTGGTGCGATGGGTGCTAGTGCGGATACGGTTGGGTATGCGCTGACCGTTGCGGATGCGGTATGATGTGGGCAGTGGGGGGTGCCAACCGCTGAAGTACTTCACATGGTCGTGTGCATAGAGATAGGCGTCCACCGCTACGAGGCGGTCAGGGATGAGTGGTGCGGGTGGGTGCCAATTGGGTGGGATGGGTGGTAACTTGAGGGGCGCGCTGGGCGCGCTGGGCGCGCTGCGTGCTTGTAGTGCATCTAACTGTGCTTGCGTGTGCATGGTGCTGACTCCTTTACTCTGTGTATGCTAATACGCGCACCACTGTGTAGATCTTGTTGGTGCGGATGTGCCTAACTGTGTACCGTTTGCACTCTCCCGCCCGCCACTCTGACCACTCAGTGTTAGGTCGGCGGAACCACTCTATGTGTGCAGCGGTAACCACACCGACTGACCATGTATGGTCAGGCAGACGGAACACAACTCTCTTGTTGAGAAACTTACTCTTTCTCGTGCGGCGGTACTGTGTATGTACTGTCTCTCCATAATAGTTGGTGGTGACACTGTAGTTAGGCATATGCTGACTCCTTTGCCTTTAGGCCTGTGACCGTGCGTGCGGTGGTGCGTGCGTGGTCGCAGGCGTGCGTGTGCATGACTACATTATGACGTGTTTGTGTGAGAAGAACATGAGTGTATGATGAGAAGGCGGTCATAATTTATGTTGATTGATTATGTCAATAAGGTGTGAGTGAGTGGGTGAGTGGGTGGTCAGACGGTGGTGGGTAAACAGAAAGCGCCCGACCGTGTGTTATGTACGGTGGGCGCGTTCTGTTATGTAGTTGTGTGCGTGTGGGCGCGTGTTACTTGATGATACCTGCCTTCTTCAACTCTTCACGCATCCACTCTTTCTCTGCCTTTTCCTTTGCGCGGTACATGCGACCGCGTTCCTTTGCGACCTCTCCGTACAACGGTTCTCCGTTGTATCCTTCTTCCGTCAACTTGAGAAACTGGTCGTCGGTCAGAATGAACACGTATTTTCTCGTTTGCATGTGCGTACCTTTCTTTGGTGTCGGGACCGCGTGTGCTTTCGCGTGTGCGGTCGTTTGCTTTGTGACCGCATTGTACCACCGTGTGCGCGTGTGTCAAGTAAGTGTTTGATGAGCGCCGCGTGAGCGCACGGTGAGTACCATAACGCGCCGCACGCACGCACGCACGCACACACGCATACAACTCTACATAACTACATACGCACGCACTACCACATGATGATGAGCGCACGGTGACTACAGTGTGAGCGTTCGGTGAGCGCTGGCTATGCGCACTAGGTAGGTTGACAGAAAACGGTATAGAACTCCATATAACTCTGCATACACATACATATACTGATACGAATACTAATACTTGACGAGGTCCTCCCAGATAATTTACTCAAACCCCCTCCCTACTCTCAACCGTGAACTCCCGAACCCTCTGCCGAGCCCAGTTCACCTGCTCCGCCAGCCCCTGCATTGTCTCCCCCCACTCCTCGGCCACCCCGTTCCACATCACCCAAAACTTCTCTGTCCCCTCCGTCGCTACCCCCGCCATCTCCAACTCCGGCTTCAACTGATCCCACGCCACTGCCAGCGCTGCCATCCGATTCGCTACCACCTGCACCCTCCGAACCTGCGTTTCCAACTTCAATCCCCCCTCCAGTATCTCCTCTATCGCTGGCTGAGTCAGTAAGAAGGTACCGATTTTGGCCCCTAGCCCCATCTCCCCCAGCCGCTCGTATCTCTGCCATACGCGCTTCGCGTTCCGCACGAAGTTCCTTCGCTCGCGCCAGCGTCTTAGCCAATGACTCATCTCGTTGCTCCTTTCGGGTGGGCACTCCAGCTTCGCGCAAAGCCTTATATAACGTAGCCATCTCCACGCCGTGCTTGAGTGCAACGTGCGTGGCCGGCATGTTCCCCTCTTGGTAGTCCTTAATCATCGCGGCATCCCGCTCCACCCGTACCTGTTGCGCCGCCCCACCCCTAATCCCAGAACCCTGTACAAAGGGTAGGTCATACAGGCGGCGAATCTTGGCCAGTGTCGCCGGTATAATGCCCCACTTCAGCATAAAGTCTGTCACCGTGATGTTGCCAGTCAGTACGTTGTCTTTGTAGTCTTGTGCGTGTGCGGTATAGTCGGTCGTCATCTGCCGTCCCCCACTCCGCCTTGGTACCTGATTCCGGCGTAGTACGACATAGATGGTCGACAAACTAACTCCCAGCTCCTCCGAGATCCCCGGGCCTCCTATACCAGACTCATACATCGCTATGATCTCATCCTCAACTTCCGGTGCTAACCTTCCTGCATGTGATTCCATCTCCACCCATCCTTTCACGCCCTGCCCCCTACCACCCCCCTACCCCTACAATAACCAACTATAACGCCCACTATACAATTTTAGGATCTGTAAAATCAACTGTTCATAATTATTACTATATACCGACCATACCCTCTTACCGCTCCTACCTCACCCTGCACCCCTGCGCCCCTACACCCCTACACCCCTAGGCCCCTACGCCCCTACGCCCCTACTCCGTTCCCACTGTGTAATTAGTAGCGTTGGTAATTTTGTAGATCCTTCTTCAAATGCAACGACCGTAGAGATCTATATATACATTTGTAAATATAAGAATGTCTAAAGAAAGACATATATAAACACTACTAACTATATATGTATATGTATCCATCATTTACGTTATATGCTCATTTGAAACCTCGCTGTATACCTGTCCCTCCGTTGCATTAGAAGAAGAATCTAGAAAATTACTAAAACTACTAATTACTTATCATATCATCCTTCACCCTATCCTTCCACATCCAGCCTGTTCAAAACAGCCGGTTGATTTTACAGATGCCCCGCAGTTACAGTGTACCTGATGGTTACACTACCGCCCAACCCACCCGCACCATCAACCCCCCCGGCACCGGCCACCCCCGCCACCCGTCCCGAGCACAACATCTTGACGGATGTTGCTGTCCAGATCCCTGCGCCTTATTATGATCTCTTGCTGAGCATGGTCGCACATGGGTATACCATCCGGCGCATCCAACAGATTGCACTCACTCAAGGCTGGCCCCTTATCCCATCCCCCAAAGCCATCGTAGCCATCCACAACGATCCGACTCTGGCTAGCCAACTCAGCGAGACAACTCGACGAAACTCCCAGGCCGTGCTCACCTGGGGGCTCGCACGTAAAGAGGAGCGCATCCGGCGTCTGTCCCAACTTGCGGTCCAATACGAGCGTCATCTGGGTGTTGGTGAGTACGAAGACTCACCACCTGAGCCGCTGCCTGCGCAGCCGCCCCTGCAGCCCCTGCAACAACTAACCCGCCCAGATGGTACTGTGGTCACTTTGCCAACTGACGCCCCGGTGGGTGCCCCCACCCGCAGTGCCCGCTCCAACCCCATCGGCCCTGATAACACTACGGTGGGTGGGATCAACCTTAGGATCGCTAAGGAATACCGAGCTACGCTCGAACAGATCCAGAAGGAGATGGAGCCCCTTGGTCTCAAGATTAAGGTCTCTCCAGATGACGAATGGTTTCAGCTGATCCAAGAGCTCAGGTCGCCCAAGACTCAACAGCCGCAGCAGGTTCAGACCCACAAAGCATTGCCGCCATCCTCGACAGACTCGAACTCCCCCAAGGCCTCTACCCAAAGCAAAAAGAGGTCATCTACTACCCAGGGCGGAAGTTCCTCGTCGCAGGTGGTGAACGGGCAGGCAAAAGTTTTACCGCCGCAACCTACCTAACCACCCGTGCACCGTATGGTACGCTATTCTGGCTTGTGGGACCGGACTATGAACAGGCTACACCGGAGTTCGACTACACCGTTGATCTCCTGTCACGGCTCGGTGCCATCCGATCCAACCGGGATGTCTCTCGACCAAAGATTGGCAAGTGCACCGTTGTGCTCAAAACCGGCCAACTCATTGAGACCAAGACGGCTCAAGAGATCCAGAAGCTTGCCGGTAAAGCGCCTGACGGCATTGTCATGTGCGAGGCAGCACAGCACCCTTACGAGAGCTATCTCAAATGTGTAGCTCGTGTGGCGGAGCGTCGTGGATGGCTGTTCATGTGTGGGACGTTCGAAGGCTCAGAGAACTGGTATGCTGACTACTACACCGAATGGTCAAGCCCCAACGCAGACGGTGGTCGGTCCTTCAGTCTTGCCAGCTGGGACAATACTATTATCTATCCCGGCGGACGCCAAGACCCTGAGATCCTTAACATTGAGCGAGCGCTGCGACGTATACCTGGCCTGTTCGAAGAGCGGTGCGCCGCAGTGCCTGTTGCTCCGATGGGACTTGTCTTCAGAGAGGTCCGTCGATCCATCCACTTTAGCGAAGCTGCCACATTCGATCCAGACGAACCTGTCTACCTTGCTGTCGACCCTTCTGATGGAGCTCTCCCGTACGCCGTCGGAGCCTACCAATTTAGACCCTGCAAGTGCACTCCACCACACACTGAGGACCGGATAGAGCAAGGCTACGGTATTGACGAGATCTACGAGACCGGCATGAATGCCGAGCAGATCATAGAGATAGCCAAGAAACGACCATGGTGGAAACAGGTACGAGGCGGAGCAATAGATGTCGAGGCACCTGACGAGCAGCGCCGCTGGCAGGCTCATGGTGGTATCTACCTTCGTAGCGAGAAGATACCCCAACTGCATGGGATCCGCCGTCTTAAGTCGTTTGTGCACTATGTACTTAACGAAGATGATCCTACAGAGCTCCTCGAGGCTCCGCATCTTATCTGGCATCCCCAATGCGAAGGGATAGCGTATGAGTTCAAAAAATACAAGCGCAGAGATCCCTCCGACTCGGACCTCATACCTAAAGATGTCCCTGTCAGCAACCAGCCCAACCACCATATCAAGGCGGCTTGGTATCTACTTGTTTCAAGGTATGGGTTTGTGCGTGGCAAGCGCCTACCCAAACCGCAGCGTACCCACATCACCGCACAGCGTGCCCGCCTTAACACCCCCTTCCCCAGCTAGGCCCACCCCCACCGACCATGCCAATAGACGCTAACGTTAGCTACGAAGAAACTGCACCGATAGGTGGTGGTACCGTCCGGCCTGAAAAGGGCGATGCACCTACAGGTGATGAGGTCTATTCGATGTATGTGGACCTCGAAGCCTCCTACGGAGAGCGAGCCATCAAGTTCCAGGAGTATGAAGACTTCTTCGAGGGTGTACACTGGTCCACCCCGGATGAAGAGGAAGATGAGACCGCCTTCCAGCTGGTGTTCAACTTCTGCCGTGCTGTCGTGCTGAAGTATTCGGCCATGCTGGTCACCCCACCCCGCCTGCGCATCCCCGTAGCTAGTGATGATCCTAAGCTGCGTGTGAGCGCTCGTAGGCGTGAACAACTGCTCAATGCACTGTTCGAGGACCTCAAGACCTCTTGGGCGGACGTTGAGATGATGGCGTCCAAGCGCAGCTTTGGTGTCCTTCAAGTACTGTGGATGCCGGACCCTGACCAGCCTGAGTCGGTCAAGATTGGGGATGGGCAGGACCTCACCACCGTCACACAGTACACCGCCAACCCCTACAAGTTCCGATCCATCGACCCCAACCACTTCTACCCAGTCTTCCGGACTCTTGAGATCCCGGATGACTATCTGTATGCCATCCACTTCGACCCTGACCGCCTCATCGAGGACATCGAAGATCAGTACAAGGTCCAACTGCAAGCCACTGACACCAAAGAAGGCACTGACGGTACCACGCGCCTGATCCATTACTGGGATCATGAGTGGTATGTGCTAGTGGCTGTTACCACCTACATCCAGGCCGCCGCCCGTGGGACTAAGACCAAGACTGAAGAGCGAGCTACCGTACTTAAGTCCTTCAGGCACCCTTACGGTAGAGTACCGTTCTTTCTGCTCCAGAACATCCGTAACCCCAATGCTGACCCAGCCTTTGAAGGCTCGCTGGGCGACATTGATATGGTCAAGCAGCTCAACCAGCACTATAACCTGATGATGTCGGAGGCGGCTGAAGAGATCGCTACCAACATCCACCGTCCACTAGCCTATAAATCTGACGATCACCAACAGGATCCACAAGATCTCGAGCTCAAGTCTGGCGCCGTGTACCCAATCGGTGCTGAGGAAGAACTTGAACCCATTGCCTGGCAACCTATGCCCGAAGCCGTCAAGCACCATATGGACATGACCCTGTCTGGTATTAAGGACCTAAGCTTCCTTGGTGAGTCGGGCTTTGGTCAGTATCCTTCCGGCGCCACCGGTGTTGGGCTTAGATTGATCTTACAGTCAGTTGAGCAGATCATGCGCCTGAAGGTGCCCAACCGCGTCCGGGTGCTCAAGTCACTATGTGAGTTCCTACTCAAAGACCTGTTCAAACGCCTCACTGCCACCAATGCCCAGTCTGACCGACTTCGTCTATGGATCCAAGATCAGGCTGGACGGTTCGGCCAGCTCACCATCGCACCAGACGACATTAAGCGGTACTACTTCGTGGATGTGGACTATGGACCACTACTTCCGCGCGACCAGGTGGAGTTCGAGCAGAATGAGGTCTACAAGCTCAAAGCCGAAACTCAATCTTTATGGACCACTCTCGATAACCTAGGCATTGATGACCCTGATGCTGAGATCGAGCGCATGAAGACGGAGTTCCAAGATGAGATTCTCCACCCAGACAAGGTTATGGCCTTTATCCAAGTCGGGTTGGCCCGTCAACAGCAACAGCAACAGCCCGGTCCTACTCCCAGTGGTCAACCAACTACGCGACCAGTTCAGCCTGGCCCCACCCAGCCCGGCACCAGTAATCCCGCTCCACCCATCCCCGGTCAGCCTGGTGGTGGTCCTGGTGGACCAGGTGCGCCTGGTGGACCTGGAGCACCTTACATGGGTCGTGGCACAGCGCCCAATCCCGCTCAGGTGGGACCGGGTGGCGGCGGCATGATGGGCGGCCGACCCAACATGCCACCATCCCGCACCCCTGGTGGCAACGGGGGCCGGCGCTAACCATGGCTAAGTACAAACTCAAAGCCGGCGACAACCCCTCCAAACTAGCCGAGCAGTTCTATGGCGATCAGCGCTACTTCGCTGCGCTCCAGGCTGCTAACCCCAACGCGCGTTGGTGGGCTGGAGACGAGATCGAGATCCCTGATTACGCACCAGGCCAGCAGCCCTACATCAATGAGAGCTGGTTACGTGGCGGTGGCGGTGGTGGGGCAGCCGGCGGGGGCGGGATGGGCCGAGACTTCGGTTGGTTACGTAACGAGCTCCAATTTGGTGGTCCAGGCCAGCCCAGCGCGCCAGCCCGTCCTGCACCGCCCAGGCGTGGTGGGGGTGGGGCTAAACAGTTCGCACCCATCCGTCCCATCACGCCTGGCAGGGGCGGGACGGGTGGTGGTGGCGCAGGGGGCTTTATTGAGACCCTTGCCGGTCCTTACACCTCATTCGTTCCTCCACCTACCGGCGGGGGTACGGCTGGTGTTGGTGGCCGTCCCGCACTACCCGGCACAGCACCTGGCCGGTTAGGTGCTCGCCATCCACAGTCTGATCGGATGGCGGGACAGGGTGGGACGTACGGCCCTCCTGCACCACAAGGCTATAACTTTTTAGCTGAAGCAGCTCGTTTGCAGCCTCCGCAACCTACCCTTGGGGCTGCTGCTACGTCAACGCCGACCCCTCAAGTCCCGCCGGAGGCGGCAGGTTCCCCTGCGCCTGTGCCTATAGGGGCGCCTGAGGCGCCGTCCCCTACAGTGCGGTCGGAGATTGAACTCCAGCGTATTGCTGTTCAAGCAGAGCAAGATTTCGGCCCAGCCTTATACGAGACTATTGGGTGGATTGCCACCGAAGCTGCCGAAGCGCTAAGTAAGGCATTCTGGCCGGTAAAGATTAGCTGGGACTTCAGTTCGGAGCTGATGTATCAGGCCAGTCTTGCTACAGAACGGGCGTTTATGCTAGCCAGTATCTATACTGGTGATCGCTCAACATTCTGGGGTGGTATGGATCAGCCGCGCAAGGCGCCGACTATTTATGGGCCGCCAGCCCCTGATGAGCAAGGTCTGTGGTCGCCAGAGGATGAGTGGCGTACATTGTCGGCTGTTGAACAGCGTAAGATAGCCTATGAGGACTTTGTACTCGATCCAGGTGGTAACATTGTCTGGGAGCGAGTAATTGGCCGGCCGTTTGCGCACACGACTGACCTAAATATGGGTACAGTTGAGAAGCTTATGGCTGGCCGTGGTATTACTGGTATGGGCTACACCTTTGCTCTGCACCCAGAACGGCTGCCACAGTTCATTGAAGACGTAGAAAGTGGTATGACCATCTCCCAGGCGGTGGTCAAGAACGAGGATTGGGTAGCTGAACTGCTGTTAGGTACTGTACTTGACCCAATGCTGCTGGTCCCAACCAACTGGTTAGACGTATTGGCACCAGTACACATGGCAATTGGTCGACAAGTTGCTAAGGTTGGGGCCAATATCTGGCGTAGTAATATCACTAGACCGCTGGCTGAACTAGTTTTTGGGCAGTCAGCTAGATCTAAAGTGATCCAGTATGGCGATGAGGTACTGGATGCGACCACGCGCGCAGCCATTGCACAGCGTGCACAGGGTGGTTTAGGGGTCAGTCCGACCGATTACTTCCAGCGTTTGCTACTTGAAGCAGTGGGTGATAGCCCAGGTGAGTACTTAGGCCGGCTAGGACAGCGTACCCAAGAGACATTACGGTTGATGGCTCAGCGTTTTAAGACCGCTGGCAACCTAGATGTGGCAGAGATTCTGCGTAAGTATGGTAGTTTTGAGCCTACAGTCATCGGTAAGACTAAGGGTGGTCAAGAAATCATTCGCCAGGTACTGGATGGAGCCAATGATCCTAACAAGATTGGTATCTATCTGCGGCAGGCTGCAGTAGCTCAGTTCTCTCGCGAGCTAGGTTTTGCCACAAATCCTCGTGGTTTGCTGGGTAGATTCATGTTCAGCATGGGCAACCTAATGAAAGAGCTCTGGTTGACCCCAAATGTAGCCTACCACACAGCTAACATGACCGACAACATAGTCAAGACCTTCGTATCTGGCTATGCTTATAACCCATTTGGGCTTCCAACTGACCGTACAGTCCAGCGTTTGCTTGGAGGCTACGGTGAAGTTCTACCCAATACAGTCAAGCGAGGCTTCATTCTTGAGGCTCTGGGCCTTGGTGAAGCGGATATCAGTGTTGTGGCACAGATTCCAGTACCGTTGATCGGCGCGCCACAAGAGATGGCCTCAACATTACAGACTTTAACTGGGCTACCCTTCCGGACCTGGTATAAGGGCTCGTTCTTAGCCGGTAATGCACCAGGTGCTAAGATCCTACGCTACCTCAATGCTGGTAGTTTGTTCAAGGCTGGCCGGGGTGTAGGTGGTTGGATCGAGAAAGTAGCCCGTACTAACATCTTCCTGCAGGCATTTAGCGCTAAGTTTGAAGGTGAGTACCGAGCACAGGCCATTGCACTGGCGCAAGAGCTCGGTATGCCGGAAGAATTCATCAGTCAGGTGGGCAACCGCAGCATTGTTCGGTCAGCGGCGGACATTGATCGGTGGTTGACCCCCTATCAACGTAAGTTGGTACCAGTTTCTAACATCGCAGCTTACGATTATAGTGTAGAGGGCACTCTAGAGAGCCAATTACTCAATGAAGTTGCCAACGCACTCGAAACTGTACAGTGGTCTAACCGGCTAAATCCGGCGGATCCAGCATTTGGGGTGCAGGTTGACCAGGTATTCGACCGTGCACTACGCTCTGCCACTATCATCAAGGATGACCATGCCCAGGCAGTCATTGCCAGCACACGGGTACCCACCGAACGGCTCGCAGAACAGGTACAACCCGGCCCACAGACCGTAATTGACCACTGGATGACCACCAGCGGCAAGGCTGAGGTGCTCGCTGACGCCAGTGTAGAGGTCCGAGCCACAGATATCAGCATCAACATTGTGGCTGACAAGGAGATTGCTGGCAAAGCTCAGGGCGCACTGATGCAGCTGGCCAACCAGCTCAAAGAATTGGGTGCGCCTGGTGAATTACTGGTATATATCGAGACACCTCGTGGTATTGCTACATTAACACTTAACCAACTGGCCCAGGTTGGTCCATACCCGACCAAACTGATCCAGGTTGCAGCTACCCAGCTGCGTCCAGGTGAGATCCGGCCCAAGGATCAAGACCTGGCCCTACAACGAGCAGCTGAACTACCCGAACTCAGCGTGACCTTTGGCCCAGAGTACCTTCAGAAGGAACTCTCGAAGTACTTTGCCGGCCAAGAGTCGGCCAACGCCATGATCTCGCACTATATGACCACCGTAGCTGAAGCCCAGGGCATTGATCCGCAAGATCTGGCCCTGTCTTTGATTGATATGGTCGAGGCGGGCAATGTCAACGCTGTCACCCGTGCTATCGCTGATGAGTACGAGAAGGCGTTCGGCCGACAACGTACAGTAGCTGAGCGTATTCAAGGTCTGACCGCCACCGACCAAGCCCATAAGACCATGCTCGATGCGGCTACTAAATACTTCAACCTAAACCCTGTTGAAGCTCAGGCATACAGTGAAGTAGTGTCAGCAATGGCAGAGTTTTGGGCGCGGGAGTCAGGCGAACCTATTACTGAGTGGTACCGTCGCCATGGTACCATCACTGGCCCAGGTGAGGCCGATCTGTTCCAGTCCGAGATTGAGTGGGGTACTCTGCGAGCAGTGGATCCACAGGATAGACCGGGGTTTAGGCAGTTTGACCATGTTACTATCCAGACAATCACGTATGAAGGTAAGGCCTATGAACTAGTTACTGGCGAAGGTCAGCCAGGAACCTCCGATTCACTGGTCCGACTTTATGGACCGCAGGGTGAGTACATTGACGAGCTCAAAGTTGAGCTAGGTGTGGCTGGAGCTTTAGAGAACTGGGTAGACCGCCACATTAGGGGCCCGGCCGAGCCGCTGCAGCAAGCCTACTACTCCCGTCTGACTCAAGCAGTTGAGAACCTACCGCAGGATAAGTTTACTGGTGAGCAGCTGCTTGGTATGCTGCGTAAGCCCCAGTACAAGGTCAAAGCCGAAGAGCTCAGTTGGTCCAACCTTGAACGTTACCTAGCCAACACACCCGGCCAGCTCACACGTGATGATGTACTAGCCTATCTGCAAAGCCACATTGTCCGGGTCGAGGACGACGTCCGTACCGTAACTAATAGACCATACCGTATACCCGGGTCGGCTCCGGGCTGGGATTGGCAACAAGGTAGTGCAGCGGCAGCCCAACTGCCAGGAACATGGCATCTATCTGAGCATTTACAGACATTAGGGGATGATGCCTTTGTTTCTAGAATAGATGTCCCAGAAGGCATTGCTAGAGTATATGGTGTTCTTCAGCCGGATTCTACTGGCCAGATGCAAGTAGGTTTGTGGATAAATGATACAGTTGTAGGTTACCAGATAGCCAACGACCAGGCGCAGGCTGAAGCTGCACTTCGGGAGATGATGAAGGACTATCCTGAACTGTGGCCAGAGCTTGATGAAGATGCTGAGCGAGCTGGTACTGCAGTTCAGTTCCAAGACTATTGGCTACCAGGTGGTGAGGACTACCACGAGTGGGTGTTCAACCTGGCCGAGCCAGCTAAGACACCACACTCATACATTGATGAGTGGGGGGATGAGCGTGGTGGAGGTCAGATTGTAGAAGGCGCTTTACAGCCTTACCATGAGCGTCCGTACACTGAGCCTCACTTCTATACCACCAACACGGTAGCCCATGCCCGGTTCGACACCCGGACCACGCCCAGTGGTGAGAAGGTGTTGTTCGTTGGTGAAGTTCAGTCTCAGCTCCACCAAGAAGGCCAGAAGCTAGGCTATCTAGCTGAGCCTCAACGTGAAGCTTTACATAAGGAAGTTACGGAGCTAACTAAAGCCTTTGACTGGCAGTCTATGCAGTTAGGTATACGTGGCGCAGGTCTAGATAGCTATATACAAAACTATGCTAGAACCGTTTTGTATAGAGGTACAACTGATAGTTTTCTTCCTTGGTTGCGTAACTACCAAGAGGAGTATCAACAGTATGCTGTTAGTCAGGAGAGCGCCCTCAAGTATGTAGACCGACAGCCAGTAGAGTGGCAGCAGGATGTTAATGCGCTGGCCGACCAGCTAGTTAGTATCCAACGGAAGGCTGATGCAGTGCAGAGTGCGCCCGCACCTACACCGTACGAGCGTACACACACTAAGCTGGTGCTGCGCAGAATGCTGCTACAGGCGGCACAGACCGATCATGAATGGTTAGCGCTGCCAACTCGGCGACTGGTTGAGATCATTGAGCAATGGCCAGCCGAGCACGCAGCGAAGCAAGGCCCTGGTATTGGCCGCTTCTACGAAGTGCGCCTGGTCAACGAGCTCAACGACATTGTCAAGCGGTGGGGTGGCAAGGTCGAACAGGTCGACATCAAGCCTTTTAAGGGTATGGCCGATACTAGGTGGTGGTATGTACGAAATGCTAATGGAGCTGTGACTAGTTGGATAGCTCCTAATGGAGATTATAGTATTGTACAGCTTCCTAGTCAAAAGTTTGGGGTATTTGAAGGTACCGCTGATGGAGACTTATTAGATACTTTTGACACTCTAGGTTTAGCTAAAGAGTATGTGATGGAGCGGCCAGAGTTTGAGCATCATTGGGTGCCAGCCGTGCGCATTACACCCCCGATGCGGGCTGATCTCAAGCGGGAAGGTGTGGAGCTGTTCCAGCGGGGTGGTGAGGGTGGCCGAGAGCGCATTGGTGGTACACAGCTGTTACCGGATGGTAGAGCAATCCAGCGGGCACTATCGGCTAAGGCGGACCTGTCAACGGCATTACATGAGTTGCTGCACGCTGTGGCGGATGGGCTGCCGGACTGGGCACGCGAGCTGTTTGAGAAGGCGACTGGCCTACGCCCGGGTGAGTGGCGGGAGCTGCGGGCAACCAACCGAGCTGGGGCAGCGTCGCCTGAGCAGATGCAGCGGCTTCGCAAGATTGAAGAGTACTACGCCCGGCATGGTGAAGAGTTCTTCACTAGTGGCAAAGCACCAACACCCAAGCTACAGTCGGTCTTTGCTAAACTCAAAGCATTACTAGCCCACATCATTGACCGGCTTAAGAAGCTGCTAGGTCGTGAAGGCATCAGTGATGATCTCTACGAGGCCTTTGCCAGCCTGTTCCGGAAAGCTGGTCCAGATGCTGCTGCTCCCGCGCGCGCACCCCCGACTGCGGGTGGGTTAACCGATAGGTTTAAGCTTACTGACCCAGCTGGAGTTTATAGAGATGATCTTAGACAGGCCTTTACTGGAAATAGCCATGGAGTCGCTAGTACCCAGGCTGGAATAGAAAGCTTGGAAGCTGGAGAAAGTGCGAAGGCTATCTGGTTTTCTTACCGCCAGAGTGAAGGTACGTTGTTAATAGGGCCTTACGATAATCCAGTTAAGTGGTCTACCTACTCATCTGACCACCTACAGCGGCTAGCTGAAACACTTATCAAGCAGGGAATTCCCTCTTCTACAAAGCTAGTTGCAACGAAGGAGGCTGGTCAGCCGCCGGTGACTACGTTGGGTGAGTTAGCTCATACGACAATAGCGTCTCCGACTGAGCTACCCATTAACACATGGTTCATGTTGGAGAACCCAGGTGGGTTCCATGGATCCCTAGATAAGTTAGCGCCTGATAAGCCTCCATTCCCTGGCATTATTGATGCTAAGTGGATGGAGCAGCATGAGATTGGGCAGGCTGATAGGTTCCTGAACATAGTTCGGGAAGAAGGTAGCGACCAGCTCAAGGTCACATCTATAGCTAACCCCCAGCTCAATGCTGATGACATCCAGTTTGCTATCACTAACCTAACTGAAGCTCAGGTACCACCTGGTACCATTATTGAGATCAATGGTACGGAAGCGGCGCTGAGTGAGTGGGTGTCTGGGGAAGTACGGTGGAATGACTCCGGTACAATCATTCCTAAGCCAGAGCCGATCCGAACATTGAAGACTGGTGTGCAGGTATATAGGTTGCCTGGCGGAGCAGCTGGGGGGCGTGTTGGGGAGGGTGGAGAAGTCTACTTAGTACCCCGACTAATGGAGGCCAAAGGCTTCCGTAACCAAGCTCGGCTGGTGTTCGAGGGTGATCTGTTGGTAGCTGGTTTGAACACTGGTGGGTTCTTGTGGACTAAGGATGCTTCGTTCCACCAAGCAATGTTCCGTGCAGTTGGCCTGGACTATTCGTGGTCGACAGTGCAGGCGTCCCGCACACCATCAGGTGGGTGGGTAATGGGTGGTACCATTGAAGGACTAAACCAGGTTGCTCAGTTCTTACGCCATAACCTGGTACCAGACAGCACAGCGCTGACGTACACTAACCTGTCGGTAACCCCACCTGAGCAGATCAACACTACTCTGGGTGACTTCTTGTCGAGTGGCGTAGCGGGTGGTGGACCACCACCTAAGACGCACATGGATGGTGAGATGTGGCAGCAGGCTGCCATGGACCTGCGTAACACTATGCTCTCCAAGGCTCAGTTTGACTATGATAGCCTGGTCGGTGAGCTGAACAACTGGCGTGAGCAGGCCCGGGCTAAGATCAATGCCGGAGCTGGCTACGCTAAGGCTGATGAAGCTGTCCGTGAAGGCTGGGCTGAGAAGGTCCGCCGAATGCGCCAGGCCTGGGTGCAATGGCTGGAAGACGCCTCGACGTGGGGGGCGTCTGAGGTCAATAGGATCCTATTCGACTATGCCTTCACTCGGAACTGGGAAGAGGTCTTAAAGTTCTATTCGCCGTTCACCACATGGCAGCTGCGTAACCCAATGTACTGGGCGCAGGCGTTCCTACAGCGGCCTGGCCTGTTTAGTCTGTGGTGGCGGTACCAAGTCGAATCAGAGGGAGAGCGTCAACGTCGTAATCTAACTCAACGGTTTAGCAATACTGTACCGCTACCGGGTCAGCAGTTTATGCAGGATCAGGGATGGCTGCCTGAAGGTTATTACGGAATGGATCCAACCACCAGCTTCGGTCCTGGTGCACAGTTCCGTGAGCCATTTGAACCACCCGGTGGTATCCATGCCGGTGGTTTCCAAGGCCTGGCACAAGATGTGTTCCGTGGAGCAGAATCCTTTGGTATCCGGCCCTGGCCGTGGATCCAGTATGCCCAGGAGCAGTTTGGGTTGCGTGAGCCAACCTTACGTGGTGATATGTTTGGGCCACTGCAGCAGGTTCCTGGCATCGGTGATGCTATGGACAAGCTGCAGACCGCCCTAGGGGCTGGACCCAGCCAAGTCAATGAAGAACTGCTAGCCTACCTCACCAATCGTAGGTTGGCTGAGATGGCCTTCGAGCGCAAGATCACTTACGAAGAAGCTCGTATGGCTCAGTTCAACATCCAAGATCCACTCTACCAGCAGGCCTTAGCCGAGATTCAGTCACAGTCAGACTTCTTTCGCGCAGTGCGCTCGTTCGTTCCACTAACCATGAAGTATGCTAGCACTGGTGAGCAAGAGATTAGATCTACCGTGGCGCTACCCCGGGCTGACCGCTATGCAGGTGAGTTTGAGCAGTTCAACCAGTTCCCGAACATGGAGCTGTACTCTCGACTGTTCCAGACCCCAGCTCAGCGGGCCATCCGGGATAAGCTCTACGAGATCAACCGCAAGTATGATGAACAGCTGGCCGATCTCAGTCCGTTCGATCCTGAGTACCGTGAGATCAATGCACACCGGGCTGAGGAGATTGCAGCGGTCTACGCTAACGACATTCCAGTGTTCGGTGGTGGCGATCAGCCTAAGACCCGTACTACATTCACACCCGGTACACAACAGCTGGACGTACTCAATCGGCTGGAGGACCAGGAGCCTCGCCCAGGCCAGTTCCTAGATAGCAAGGGGAATGTAGACTGGGATGCATACCAACTAGCCTATGACAACTTCATCGCTAACCTGCCCGCCCTGTCGCAGCAGGAAGGCTACCCAGTTAGCGCTGAGCTATACGAGCGGTTCCGTAACCGATACCGTACACCAGCTGAGCTGGCTGAACATCTGAATGACCTACGACTGCGTTCTGGCTACGAGCTTGCTGATGTGCTACGTGACCCTACCAGTAAAGAGTTCCGTGCGTTGCTGTATGCTGCTGTACGTGAGCAAGTGATGGCGGACAAACAGGCCGGCATGAGCGTTGATGAGGTGGTAGCTCGTGGTATGGAGTACGCAGAGTACATTCGTCAGAATGGCTTGCCACAAGATGTCATCGAGCAGCAATTGGAACCATACGGTGAACAACCAGCCAGCCGGTTCTTTAGCCAGATCCAGGAGTACCAACCTCAGCTAGCTGATGACTACGCCATGCGGCAGCGCTACATGTCTGATGAGCCGGGCGCACCGTTAGGCATGACCGCACCAGGTATGTACGGTCAACCTGATGCACGTGAACAGCTGATCTCAGACATGCTCGACTTCTATTACACATTAGAGCCAGCTGCCCGTCGAGAGGTTGCGGCCCGTAGCGGAAAACCAGAGACAGTTGATTTTACAGATTGGATTGTGCAACAGTCCATAAATGACTTGCGGCGTATTACTAACACACTTGACCGTGGTGCAGTGGTTGGTGGATCAAGGCCACCCATGCAGCCTATTGAGGGTGTGCAGTACCCCAGGCCGGGCAAGGCTTTCGATTGGCTAGAGCAGTATCGCAATGCCGAACTACCTGAAGCTACCCAGCATCTATACGAACAGCTTGACCGGGACTGGTGGCGGTACGAGCAGGCTGTCGCCCGTGGCGAAGATGCTGAATGGACACCGCTCATGGAGCGCCACTATGGACGGCCAGGCCAGCCCAGTTCGCAGTTCTGGACCCAGTTCGAGCGCAATGTCTACAATCAAGCGATCTACGATGACCCCGTACTCAGCGCCATTCTCAGTAGTGATGCCAGAGATATACTCAAGTACACCGACACTCAGTACCGAGCTGCACTGCGCTATTTTAGGGAAGTCCGAGACAAGTATATCAATCCGGAGCTCACCCAAGCCAAACAGGAACACCCAGAGTGGTGGACTAAGGCTCAGGAAGAGCGCAACGCCTACGCGCAGGTACGCAACCCTGAAGTCGAAGCACTCCAGAGTGAGTACTTTGGGCTCAGCTATGAGGAGCAGGAAGCGTTCCGTGCCAACCGCCCAGATGAGTGGAAGCAGATCGTTGACTACATCAATCTGCGCCGCCAGACCCGGCATGGCCTACCATACTATGCCTACTTCTACGCCAACACTGACTATGATGAGTGGTATGGTGAAGTCGATCCGGTCACAGGTCAGCTTCAAGGTCCGATCACAGACCCTGATACCTACACTGGCCCAACCGGTGGAAGTGGTGGCGGAGGCGGGGGCGGAAGTGGACTACCTCCTTGGTTGGGAGCCGACCTTCGAGATGCTGCCAACCGCAACCCCGCCTGGTGGTACACCGCCAGCGAGGAAAAGACCCGGTATGACCAAACTGCTGACCCTGCCATGCAGACACTCCAGAACGAGTACTATGACTTATCAGGGGCGCAGCGTACCACATGGCGCCAGCAGCATGCAGACGAGTGGGCTGCCTTACAGAACTACTGGGACCGCCGACGTGAACTCAGGCGTACATTAGTCTACTACAGTTACTTCTATGCCAAAGATGACTACACGTTCTGGTACGGTCAGACCCCACCCAATTCCGTCGGCGCTCCCGGCGGCACGACCGATAGTGGCGGCAGTACTGGGGGTGACACTGGGGGCACTGATGGGAGCACCGGCGGTACTGATAGCGGTGATACTGGTGGTGGGGCACCGCCTCCTCCGCCGGATGCCGGCCGGCCAGAGACTTCTGGAAGGCAACGGCGCGGGCGAGCATCGTCTCCGCGAACCGGAGCCGCTCCGGATCCTGCCCGTCCCCGGGCAGCCAGCCCCGCTCGACCCAGGTGCGGAGCGCGTACAGGGAGACGCGCTCGTCGCCGTTGCTCCCGACGAGGAGCGGGACCCGCCCGTCAGAT